GAACCCACAGCTCACAACACTATTACAACAAGATGAAAACAGAGCAAGAGCTGCTTGCTTAGAATACGAATGTGATAAGGGAGATCATACATTCTTAGGTATGCCTCATAATAGTGTCTACCAATCGTACACACCATGGAGATCCTTACGTAGATAATGGCAAGTATTCGACAAACGATACCTCATTATACAGGGGGTATATCACAACAGCCTGATGAAAAGAAACTTCAGGGACAAGTTGTTGAGGCTAAAAATGTATTACCTGATGTAACACAAGGTTTGTTAAAACGTCCAGGTGGTAGATTAATAACTTCATTAAGTGACAATGGAACAGCAGCACTTAACGCTGTAACTACAACTAGTAAATGGTTCCACTATTATAGAGATGAAAATGAACAGTACATAGGTCAGGTTGATTTAGGTACTGGTGATATAAACATGTGGTCTTGTATAGATGGTTCAGCTAAGACAGTTAACTACGATGGTAATGAGGCTAAAGTTAAGGAGTATCTAAGAACTCAACTTGATTCTAATGGTAACGAAACTTTAAGTGGTGGTACTATTACAGATACAGATGTACAAACATTAACTCTTAACGATTATACTTATTTTGTTAATCGTAATAAGAATGCAGCAATGGCTACAACTGTTGAAACCGTTAGACCTCATGAAGCATTTGTAGAATTAAAACAGATTAAATATTCCAGTCAGTATGGATTAGAAATATATAATAGTACAGCAACTTCTGACTTAAGTACTATCACTACAGCTACTAGATTGAATGTTACATATGACCAAAATGATAGTGGTAGCAGCCAAGCAGTAAAAACTAACGGTACTTGTGATAGTGTAGGTACTCAAACGTTTGGTCCGAGTGAAACTAATGAAACGGGTAAAACGAATTTAGCATTTAGGATTACAACCAACGGTCAACCAACTACAGAAGGTAATAGTACATCTCCTATTTATAAATGTAGATACATGGTTAAATGTGATTTATTATATGGTGGAGAAGGTTGGGCTGCAACAAACCCATGTGAAGTTGTTATGACTACTCCTATACATGATAGTAAATATACAGTAACAGTAGCAGAATCTAGTGAATCCAAAGTCAGTGCTAACTTATGTTTATGTAGACCTACTCCTACACCATTTGACGGAGATACTGTAGTAACAGCAGAATCAATCATTGGTAATATAAGGACAGAGATATTAGATCCAGCAAACTCAGCTGTAGATAGTGGATCAACTGGATTTACTGTAGAACAGATAGGTACTGGTTTATATATTAAACGTACTGATGGAGCTTTTAATGTATCTACACCATCTGGTGAATTATTAAATGTATTATCTGATTCTGTACAAGATGTAGCAGCCTTACCTAAGCAATGTAAACATGGTTATATTGTTAAAGTTAGAAACAGTGTTGCAGATGAAGATGATTACTATGTAAAATTCTTTGGTAAGAATAATAAAGATGGTCCTGGTACATGGGAAGAATGTCGTGCTCCTGGTAGAACTTATGAGCTCAATCCTGATACTATGCCTGTGCAAATGGTTAGAGAAGCCAATGGTACTTTTACTGTTAAGCAAGTAGCATGGGCTGATGTATTAGTAGGTGATAGTGTGACTGCTTCTGAGCCATCTTTCATTGGTAAGAAGATAAATAGAATGTTATTCTTTAGGAATAGAATGGTACTACTCAGTGATGAGAATATTATCATGTCTCAACCTGGAGACTTCTTTAACTTCTGGCCTAAGTCTGCTATAACATTTACAATGCAAGATGTTATAGATATATCATGTAGTTCTGACAAACCTGCTATTGTCTATGACGGTGTACAGGTTAATGCTGGATTGGTATTATTCACCAAAACTCAGCAATTTATGTTGACTACTGATAGTGATATATTGAGTCCTACAACTGCAAAGATTAATGCTTTATCTAATTATAATTTCAACTATAAAACTAACCCTATTAACTTAGGTACTACTATAGGTTTCTTAGATAATGCTGGTAAGTACTCTAGATTCTGGGAAGTATCTAAAGTATTACGTGAAGGTGAACCAGATGTTGTAGACCAGACAAAAGTTGTAAGTAAATTATTTGATAATGAGTTAGAACTTGTATCTAATTCTAGAGAAAACTCCGTTGTATTTTTTAGTAAAAAAAATTCCTCTACTTTATATGGATTTAGATACTTCACTACTAATCAAAGGAGGATGCAACAGGCATGGTTCAAATGGGAGTTATCAGGTGACATACAACACCACGCTGTTCTAGATGATGCTTTGTTTGTAGTAGTTAAAAATGGTACTAAGTTTGCTATCCAGAAATTTGCTATTAAAATAGATGATTCAGGTCATACTATAACTGATGATAAAGGTACAACAGCTGATACAACTGATGATCTGATACATCGTATCCATTTGGATAATAGCACAGCTATTGCATCTGGAAATCTGACTTTAGTTACAGATACTAACGGTGATCATACTACTACATTTACATTACCTGCTGGATTTAATGCACATCAAACAGGTACTTATACTAGAAGTGGAACAACTATTACTGTATCTATAACTGGTCATGGGTATGCTGTAGGAGACTCAGTTATATTTAATGCAGCTGGAGGAGGAGCCACAAACGGTACTTATACTGTACAAACTGTAGCAAATGCAAATACATTTACTATAACTGATACAGTATCAGGTACAATATCTTCTAATAATTGTCATACACAAACAAAACAACTAGCAGTCTTTGCTGTCCCAACATCAACTGATAAAACATTTCAAGGTAATGCTGTAGATGTAACGCTTAATGGTACTACAGTTAGTATCCCTGGAAACTGGAAAACTTATTTAGAAGATGAGAATGATCCTGAAACTCCAGGTGATCCTACAGATGATACAACTAAGACACCAGCTAATAATATAATACTTGGTTATCAATTTGATATGGAAGTTCAATTCCCTACAATTTATAACACACAAGTATCTGGTGACCAAACTAAAGCTGATATGCAATCAAATTTAGTTATACATAGACTTAAGTTAAACTTTGGTCCAGCTGGTTTATATCAAACTATTATAGATAGAGTTGGTAAACCATCATTTACAGATACCTGGGAACCTACACTAGCTGATTCTTATAGTGCTAATAGAGTACAAGTTAATAAACAAATTACTCAAACTATACCAGTGTATGAAAGAAATAATAACTTAACTGTAACACTTAAATCCACACATCCTACTCCTGCTACATTGTATTCAATGACATGGGAAGGGGATTATACCACCAATTATTATCAACGTGTGTAAAATAGAATTACATGAACATGAGGTTCAATTCTTTTACGATACATTAGCTAGACGTAAGTTCTATGAACCTACTCATTGTCCATTAGGAAATCCATGGAGATCATGGATGACTGATACAATGGATAGATTGAAAGTACATTTATCACATGTCTAAACTTATTCATCCACTAACGGTAGAGGTTGCTTTAGAAGTAGCCTCTAACCTATTACCAGATGACCGTAGAGAAGTTGAAGAGGGTCATGGACATGATCCTAAGATCGTCATCCCTTTGGCTTCTAAGCTAGGTGACTCAGTATATTTTGAAGCACCTAATGGAAAGATAGCTGGTGTAGCAGGAGTACATGGAAACGGGCAAATCTGGATGCTCTGTACACCTGTTATACTTAAATACCCTCATACGTTTGCAAGGGAATCCAAACGTTTTGTAAATAGTAGAGAAGAAAAATTACTTTGGAATGTTGTAGATAAACGTAACAAAGTTCACCTAAAGTTATTACGATTCCTCGGGTTCAAATTTATAAGAGAAATTTCTCACGGACCTAACAAATTAACCTTTATAGAATTTTGCCGTGTGCGATCCAATTTCAATGGGCGTCGGAACGTTCGCTCAAGGAGCGTTCGGTGCGTTCAGCCAAGCAAACTCAGCCAAAGCTAGAAATGCAGCTAGAGTAAGAAATTATGAATATCAGTTACAAGTACGTAAGCAGAACTGGTATCAAAGTTTAAGTGTTTGGGGTGCTAAACGAAATAAATATTTTAATGATATAACAGAAAATGATTTAGCAGCTCAACGAGGTTATTCTGAAGCACAAGTTGGTTTAAATACTATGTTTGAACAAGCTGCTCAAGATAATGAATCTAAATTGATTGAATACTTACAGAAGCATGGTAGATTAGTAGCAGATGGTCGTACAGGTAGATCCATCGCACGTATCAGTACAATGGAATTAGGAGCCTTACAACGTTCTGCAGGTAGGAATTATCATAAGTTAACGAAAGGTCGTGAAGCATATAAAGCTAATGTCGAAGAAATCAGAAGACAGCAAATCAGCCATAGAAATCGCTTACACTCTAATGTTGCATTTGCACCAGTACCTGATCTCCCACCAGCACCTCCAGTTATGGAGAATCAATCACCTGGAATGGGCTTAGCAATGGCTGCGTTAGGAGGTTTAACATCTTACATGGGCGCAGGTGGTAAGTTCGGTAAAGGTATGAAAGGAATTGAAGGTCTAGGTAGTAAGAATGTGACAAGTGTCTATAGTTCTGGTATGGATTATAGTAAATTTAGTCAAGGTTTAGGCTTAGGAGATATCAATTTAGGTAATTCATTATCTAAAAGTAATTTATTTAATGTCGGATCTGGTCTAGACCTAAGTAGTATGTATAGTTCTGGTTTAAACTTTAAGCCACTCAAGAATTATGGTATTGATTTCACTTCCGCTAATGCGGGCCAACTTTTTATAGGTAACAAATAATGGTAAGTTCATTTCAAGGCGGCTCGTTTAGACCAACTGAACAGCTAGACATTACACCCACTTTAGATTATAACTTCTCTCAACAGAACAGAAGTTTACAAAACTATCACGAATCATTAAGAGCTAATGATCGTACTTTAAGTGAGACTGCTGGAAAGCAGATGGAACAATTAGCTGAGTTATCAAAATCTGCTAGTAGCTTCTTAGGTCAAGTTAAAGAAAGAAGAGATAAACGTTTAGAAGCCCGTGCTAATATGTGGTATTTAAAAAACGGTTTACCTCAAGAACAAATAGATTCATACCTTAATGCTAGAAAAGGTATAAAAAATGAATTTAATGATATAGTGAAGATAACATCTGAAGATGATAAGATGGATCACTTCACTAAAAAACAATTCATGGATTTAACTCCTGAATTACAAATTCGTATTTTTGAAAGAGAAGTAGCTCAAAGAGGTCAGCAATATGTATTAGAAGGGAATGCAGAATTAGACGCATCTTTAGACCCAGCAGATTATATGGCAGCTAGAAATGTTCTTGATGAACAATTCCTAGAACAGTTCAATGGTATGAATGAAGTAATGTTAGAAGAGAATGTCTTCAAACATATGCGTGAAGTTCAGAAAGCCCATTATGATAATTGGCATAAAGAGCGTGGTGAGGCAATGGAAAAAGAAAGGATTGATGGATATAATACAGATGCTACAGGTGCTTTTATTAGTGGTCAGGGAGGAGCAGTTGATTATATAACAACATTAACTGCTGAATACAAAGGTGATCGAGGTAAAGCAAGAGATGAATTTTATGATAATCGTGAAGAAGATATAGCAAATGGTCTGGGTAGTTTTGCTACTATTGAAGCTATTGGTGAAGAAATGATAGATGGTAAAAAATTAAAAAACCATCATGCACATAAAGGTAGGTACAATAAATTAATACAAGAATTATCAAAATATCAAAAAGATGAATTTAATCGTAGGGAAGCATCGAAAAAAGTTGCAGCTGGTTTAGCAGAGAATGCTGCTATAGATGCTTTAGGAGATACTCCTGATGAAGCTACAGTTAAAACTTATATCAGAGCTTTACGTAAAACTCATAAAGGACATAAATTTGAAAAGCTTAAAAAGATTCTTAGTGATTCTACCATCGAAGCTACACAATTAGATATAATGAGAGATGAAATAAAAGCTTGGGCTAATAGAAGACTTTTAACTAATGATAGATTGAAACAATTCCCTTGGCAATTACAACGTGAATTTGCTGATGTTGCGAAAATGCAAACCCAAGAAGCAGGTGATAATAAAGTCATGCTTGGTGCTGTCGAACAATTAGTATTAAGTAACTCTCAAACATTTGTTAATGGTAAAGCTAAGCATCCAACAGCTATGATTTTAGCTGCTAGAATGCAATCAGTCTATATGGACAGATTAAACTTCTTTATGAATGAAGGTGATATAGATCATAATAAAGCATCAGAATTAGCATATCAAGCGACTGCTGCTGAATTTAAAAAGTATAAGAAAAACCCCTATGGTAAGGGTTGGAATATAGGATTACCTAAAGCTAAAGAATTAAGTAATACTTTTAATACAATTACAGAACAAAGAAAAGAACGAACAGCTTCATTAAAGGCTGATAAATTACAAACATTAACTGTAAAAGGTTTATGGGGTACTGAAGAGGATTTAGTTAAAGATATTAAAGGATTAAAGGAGGGAAAAATACCTGCTTGGACAAAGCAAATCACTAAACTTTATCCAGATTTAGATGAGATAGATGTTATTAATATGTATGCAGAAACTATGAATCCTAATCTAAAAGTTGAACATCCTTTATCTTATAAAATCTTAAAAGATTATTCAAATAAAAATCCTAAAACTCAAGCTGCATTAAATAAACATAAAGAAAATCCAACACCTGAAACTGCTGCAGGTGCGTTTAATGAATTTGAATCAGAAGATAGATATAATGTCTTTTATGATGAAGAGACTAAGACTTATTTAACTGATATAGCAACTAGTGCATTTGAAGGAGATTTAGATCTAACAGGTACTTTATATGATTTCCTTAAAAGTGATTCATTAATACAAAGTTTTTATAATCTACCACCTAAACAATTTACTGCTGCTGCATCGAGAAGGAGAAGTAAGGCAAATCCTATATCACCACCTGATATAGATACACCTATAAGAGAAGCTATATCTAGCCTAGGAGAGACTGCTATGACTCTTGATCAAACTCTTTTTGATGCTAGTACTGGTTGGGTTGATGCAATGTTTAGAAGTCTTAATAACAGTATAAAAGCTAAACAAGCATCTGATCAAGAAAAAAGAGATGAAGGCTGGACAAAAGATAGAAAAGGCAGATGGATACCACCAAAAACAGAAGGACCAGAATACCCACTAATGGATCTAACTTATGATCAATTACAAAACCTCGAACTAATCCAATTTAAATTTGGAAAATCATTTATAGAATAAATGGAAGATTTAAAACTAGAAGAGGATCTTTATGGTACGCCAAGAGATGAAGATGCGTGGAATGAACGGTTAGAAGAAGACAAACTTCGTAACGAACAAGCCGCGACACTCTCTAAATATGCAGAAGTAGAAGCTGCTGAAGATGCTCAAACAACTGGTTCCACGGAACTAGGTGAACAAAAGAAAGAAGAAGACGGTACAGACATTAAAGATGTTGCCGAAGTAGCTTTAGCTATCCCAACAGGTGCTTTAGATTTTGGAGTAGGTTTATTAAATAAACTACCTTACAAAAATAAAGAAGGAATTGATCGACCTTTTAGTGATCCTGAAACTGGAAAATTAAAAACGTTACCTGAATTTGAAAATAAAACAGCACAAGCTATTAGGGATATATCGTCTATCATATTACCAGCCATTGCATTTACTAGAGGATTCAGTCTTTTAGGAAAAGCTGCTCACGCTAAAGTAGGTTGGAAATTAGGTAATGATGCATTTGTTAAATGGCTTAGCAATGCAGGTATAGCTGGAGCTTCAGGTGTAATTGCTGATGAAGTTGCTCCTGTACAAGAACGTGACCATAACGCTATGGGTATGTTAAAGAAATCTTATCCACAAACATGGGGTTGGATTTCAGATGACTGGGCTACATTGGACAGCGATTCTGCTGATATGAAACGGCAGAAAAATAGGAATGAAGGTTTAGGTTTAGGATTTGCATCTGATATTTTATTAGGTGCAGGTAAATTAGCTAGATCTCTTAGAGGTGTTAAGAAGGCTACAGAATGGGTTCCTGAAAATGAAAAAGCTGCTAAGTATTTATCTAAGATTAAAGACCCTGAAAAACTTTCAGAAGATCCTATTGAAGATATAGTACTGCAATCAGCAAAACGAAGGAATGATGAATTTGCAGATTTAGGTGACTATAATTTTAATACAAATGTCAAGAAGCAATTAAATCAACCAGCTTTAGGTAGGCATAATGTTTATGAATACTATGAGTCTGGTATTAGATCTACTGATGAAGGTAGAGTACTTGGAACTAGTGCAGACGTAGTAAAAATCAATGATAATATTGAAACTGTTTATGGTAGATTAGGTAATCCAGCTTCTGAATCTGCTATGAAGCAGTCATTAGAATTAAATGATGCTGGATTAAATATGCTTAAAATAGTTGCTAACGATTTATATGATGCTGGTGATTATGGATTAAAATTAAGTAGCGGTAAATATATTAGTTCTAAGCAAATCAAAGATGCAGGAGAAAGATTAGCTGCTGATTTATATGGTGTAGATGTAGAAGAGATGCATAAAATCATCAGTCCATTTACAACAAAAGATGGTAAATTAACAATACTAAATAAGACAGGTGTTAAAGGTGTAAGAGGAGCAATCAAAACATACATGGATGAGTTTAACTCCATGGATATAATGAAAGCTCAAGCTTATGTAGGAACATCTTTTGCTGGACAAGTATCAGATCTAGCAGAAGGTTCCAGATTAGTAAGTAATAACCCACAAGCTGTAACACGTGCTCAAGAGCAAATACTTGATAGATTAGAGTATTTAATGTTAATTAATGGACAGACTAAGCTTACAAAAAGCAGAGCTGCTACCATGAGAAGATTAGGTTTTAAAGTAAGTGAAAATACTTTATTAGAAAAAGAAGCATTAAATATTATTAAAGGTGAATCTACTGCAAACAAAAAAGCCTTAGCTAATTTACAAGCTGATACTGCAAATACTATTGAAACTTTAAGATTAGTACAACGAGAAAGACCTGAATTATTGAATCCATTAATGTTAGCTTACGAATTAACAGATGGTAAGGTTAAATCAATAACAGCTTTAAACGAATACGTTCGTAATACAACAGGTGTTGTTAATAAAGCTTTCTTTGATGCTAACCCTGAGATGCCATCAGCATGGATGCAAGGGGTATGGTCTAATGTATATAACTCGATCCTATCTGGAATAGGTACGCCTATTAGAGCAGGTATGTCTAACTTAGTTTTAATGGTAGAACGTCCGATAGCTACTTATGCTGGTGCTTTTGTTGCTGGGGATAGAGAAGTTTTAAAACGTGCTAGTTATATGTATCAAGCAGGTTTTGTAGATACAATGCAGAAAGCATTTACTCATATGAATCAAGTATTCAAAAGAGCTGGTAATGATCCAGGTTCTGTTGGATATATAATGCGTGATGATATTACTAGAAAGAATGAAAATACTATTGAATTATTAAAATCATTTGCAGATGCTAAAGAAGCAGAAGAATTATTCGGACCATCTGCTATAGTAAATCAGATAGAAGCTATGAATGATTTAGCTGAACATCCTTGGTTACGCTTTAGTGCAAATGCTATGACAGCTTTTGACGGATTTACAAGATCATTTATTGGTAATGTAGAAGCTAGAGGTAGAGCATATGATTCACTATTTACAGCAAATAGACAGATTACCAATGAAAGTTTAACAGAAGCATCAGATAAAATATATAGAGAAATGTTTGATGATAAAGGTTTTATTACTGATTCAGCTGTTGAATACGCAAGTAAAGAGATAGCAATGAACTTAAATAATAAGGCTGTTAATTCATTAAACGATTTAATTACTAGAGTACCTGTTTTAAAACCATTCTTACTTTTCCCTAAAACCTCTACAAATATGCTAGCTTTTGCTGGTTCTCATAATCCTTTAGGATTGTTTGTTAGAGATATGAATGCATTTAAACTTCCATTTAAAGACATGAAGTATGAAGATGCTATAAGTTTATTATCTTCAAGAGGAGTACCAATCGATGATAATATAAGTATAGCTTATGATACTATACGTGCAGAACTTAAAGGTAGAAAAGCATTAGGTACATTATCAGTATTCGGTGCTGTAGGGTTATTTACAACTGATAGACTTACTGGTACTGGTTTATATGATAAGACAAAACAGAGGACTAGAAGAGAATTAGGATGGAAGCCTAAGAGCTTTAAAGGTTGGGATGGTAGATGGTATAGTTATGAAGGTCTTGGTCCACTAGGAGATTGGTTAGCTATTACAGCAGATCTAATGGATAACTATGATATATTAGATGATGAAGCTACTATATCCACACATCTAAATAGGATGGGATATATTTTATCAGCTAATATAACAAATAAAGCATTTATCTCTGGATTAGAACCACTTAATGATGTATTATCTGGAAACCCTGCTGCAGCATCTAGATGGGCTGGTAGCTTTGGAGGTTCCTTTGCACCTGGAAGTGGATTTAGAAATGAATTCGCTAGACTTATAACACCTCAATTAAAAGAAGTTGAGCAGAATGTTTTAGAAATCTTTGCTAACAGAAATCCAGGTTTAAAAGGTGGCTTACCAGATTTATACGATTGGATGGATGGATCAAAAGTAGGAGAACCGGTAGGATTTTACACTAGAGTAAGGAATACTTATTTTACTATGTGGAAGTCAAGTGAATCAATTTCACCTGAAAAACAATTCTTAATTGATGTTGAATTTGATGGTAGACCTTCATTAAGAACTAATGGTATGGGTATTGAATACTCTACTGAACAACGATCAGAAATCACTAATCTAATAGGAAGAGACAAGATCTTTGCTAAAGCTGTTAGACGTATAATGAATTCTACAGATGGTAAGAAATTTAGAAAAGAATTCAAAGCTGCTCAAAAACAAGGTAGATATATACATTTAAAAGATTTTCAAAATTTACATTATGAATTAGACCAAGCTTTAAGAGACGCACAAACTTGGGCAGAAGGTGAGTCTTCTAGCTATGATGATATAAAAGTATTACAATATCAGCAGGAAGAAACTAGAAGATTAAGTAGAATGAATGATGTAAATGCAATCCTAGACCTACAACGAAACTAAATGGCATACACAACGGAAAAATCTTATACTCAAACTGATGCTAATAACAGAGATTTTACTGTTACATTTCCTTTTTTGGATACAGCTGATATAAGAGTACAAAAGAATCAAGTTACCCAGACTTTAACTACTCACTATACTATCGTTAAATCATCAGGTAGCACCGTTGTTAATTTCAACACAGCACCTACAAATGGTGATACCATACGTCTATTTAGAAGTACTGATTTATGTGATATGAAAGCTACTTTTGTAGCTGGTAGTTCTATTAGATCTGGTGACTTAAATACAAATAACTTGCAATTATTATATGCTGCTCAAGAATTTGGAACATTAAAAGATGATAACTCAGTATCTTTCTCTTTAGGTAATAAAGGAGATATACAGATTAATAGTTCATCTGACTGGGTTATTAATCCAAATTCTATTGAATTAGCTATGATGACAGATGATAGCGTAGATACAGCTGAGTTAGTTGATGAAAGTGTGACAGCTGATAAGCTAGCTAATTTCGCTATTGCTGATACTAAGCTGGCTACAAACTCTGTTACAAATGCTAAGATAGCAACAGATGCTGTAACAACTGTAAAGATACAAGACAATGCTATCAGTACTGCAAAGATCCAAGCAGGTGCTGTTACACCTGATAAGTTATCTACATCAGCTAATTCAGGGTTTGGTTTTGTTCCAATAGGAGCTGTGTTCTGGTTTGGAAGTCAAAATAAACCAGTAGGTTATTTAGAATGTAATGGTGATAGTGTACCTAATGGAACTGGTACAGTACAAGGTATAACTGCTGATTTCTCTGCATTATATGCAATTGTTAGTGGTACTATACCTGATTTAAGAGGAGAATTTATAAGAGGTTTTGATAATGGTAGAGGGATAAGATCTACTCAAACTGACCAGAATAAACAACATAACCATAGTGCAACAGCCACATCTACTTCAACAGTAAATGATTCAGGACACTCTCACAAAGGTAAGCAGCAAAGTGCTAGTAGCACAGTAGCTGATGGACATAGTGTTTGGGTTAATGACAGGGCAAACGGTAACTATGGTTCAGGATCAGGTAATGGTGGTGGACCTTTAGGAAACAGAGAATTTTTAACTACAGATACTACTGGTATAACAGTATCAACATCAACTAGTATATCAGAAACAAACAATGGTGGGTCTGACGCAAGACCAAGAAACGTGGCTCTTTTAGCCTGTATTAAATACTAAAACATGGCAACAACTTATAATGATCATGGGGGAGACGGTGCTGCAGAGCACTTTACGTTTACTTTCCCATATTTAAAAACTCAAGATGTAAAGGTTGCTTTAAACGGCATAACCCAAGCGACAACTAAATATAGCGTCAATGTAGACGTAAACCCCACCCGAATTGAATTTAATAATACTAGTGTAGATAGCACTGTACAAGAGTCTGATGGAGCACCTAAAAATGGTGTAACTGTACGTGTCTATAGAGATACAGATGTAGATGCAGCTAAAGCTGTGTTTGCAGCTGGTTCATCCATACGTGCTCAGAACTTGAATGATAACCAAGATCAAGTTTTATAT